CTCAGCGTCGTCGAGCCACCCGTCGTCGTCCTCATCCTCATCGTCGTCCTCTGGGGGTGCAGGGGCGGCTTTCTTTGAGGTCTTTTTGGCGGGCTTGGCGGGTGGGGCTTCTTCAGCCTCATCCTCATCGTCGTCCTCAGCGTCGGTGTCCTCAGCGTCGGTGTCCTCTTGATCGTCGTCGTCCTCTTCGTCATCATCAAGGCTCACGAGTTGGCCTTTGAAATAATCTGAAGCGTCGTCCTCCTTTTGCTCAACGGCGGCGGGAGTTTCAACGGTTGGAGGGGCAACGGTGATGATGCCAACGGCGCACTCAAGGTTGCCCGACAGTCCGTATTCTCCATTGATACGGGTCGTGACCAACGCAAGGATGCGACTGTATTTGCCGAATCGAGCGGCAACGTCCGTGGCGCAGATGCAGTTGAGGTTGAGGGTGTCGCCAGATTCAATGGCCTCCATCGTCATGGTGCTCTCGTCCTTGAGGATGATTTTGCCAAACTGCCCACCGTTCTTGGAGTTTTGAACCCCAGAGTAGGACACTTGAGCCTCAACCAATCGGAAGTCGTCACGGCCCCGTGAAATGTCATCCTCAAGGTCGGCAATCGGGGTCACCTCAAAGGTGGAGCGGAGCAACTCAACGGGATCGTGGTGCTCGTATTCCTCAGCGTTGAACACGGTGAAACCCGACAGGGCGTTGAGGTTGAGGGTTGCGTCGTCAAGGTTGCGGCAGGTCACGGCGGCTTGGTAGTGTCCGCCCGACTCGATGTCGTCACCCAGAGAAGCGTCCTCGTCCCAAAGACCCATCTTGAAGAGGGCAGGCTCCATCTCGGAGTCGCCGTCCTCAACAACGGCCTGACCCATCAAGAAACAGACGGGGCGGGGGTTGCCCGATGCCGCTCCAACGGTTCGGTGTTGAACCTGCCACACGTCAAGGTGGGCGGTGTAGCGGCGTTGGCGGAGGATGGCTGAGAGGTCAACACGGACAATGTCGGCCAAGAAGGATTGGGCGGTTTGCGACTTGATGCCGCCGAGCGTGTCGATGGTGTCCTTCAAGGATGGGTCAGCGGCTTTGCGCTTGAACATCTCAACGACTTGCTTGTCGTCTTTGAAGATGCCGTTTGCAATTCCCTTGTCAATGAAGGGGCGCAGGGCTTTCTCGGCTACAGGTGGCAGGCTTGTTTTGTTTTGCTTTTTCTTTGCTGGCATAGGTGTTGTCTCCTTTTGCAGACTCCCCAGAAATCCCCCACCCTCATAAAGAAGAATCATCATCAAAGAGGTGGGCTTCAGCCAGAGCGTTCCAAAGGTCGTCGGCGTTATCACCGACTGCGGCGATGCGGGTTGCCTCTTTGACCTTCTCAGCGGCTTTGCGTTTCTTGGCGAGGGTTTGGGTGGCTCGTCCTTCTATCTCTTCATTGAGCCACGCTGGGACACGTGCAAACAAAGAATCACGGGAAGGAACGTCGCCAACAATGTTGAACAACACCCCATCCCGCCCCGTGTTGTGAAGGTATGACCCCAACAACAACGAGCGATAGGTCATGCTGGCGGTTTTGCTTGAGCAACCAAGACGCTGGAGCAATTCACGCTCGCCCCGATCCAAACGTCTGCAACGTTCTGGGGCAATACAGGAGTCAATAACGCCTCTAAACTCATCGAGAATGGTCGGCAGGTTGTTCCTGGCCGCTTCAACAAAGAGCGGGGCGAGGGCATAGGTCTCCATCAGCCCTTGTCGGGTCTTGACGATTCTCCATGATTTGCGACCGCCTCCACGTCCGCCACCACGTCGTGCCAACTCAATCAACCCAGCATCCTCCAACGTTGGCAGGTGCTTCTCCTTGAGGGCGTTCTTTGAACATGAAAAGGCGTGGATGTTGAGCCACTGAAGGATATTGTCCTCCGTCAGCGGGCGGTTTGCTTCTTCCATTGACTGCAACTCGCTGAACACGATCCATGAGTCGTCGGGAATACCGCTGAGGCTTGCCCGCAACACGAGGTCGCATAGAATGAGGCCGATGATGTTGTCCTCAATCGACGCCATGAGGTATTCACGGTCGCCCACACGTTGCACAGGCCGTTGCTTTTGGTGAAGCAACGTCACGGAGTCAATGATGGACAGCACTTTGTTGATGTCACGTTGGTGTTGAGCGTTGCGGGCTGGGAAGAAGTCCACCATGAGCGGGGCGAAGATGTTGCGTATGCGGTATTGCTTGAGGTTGAGCATGGATGCTTGAAGCAAATCCACATCGGGGTGAACCAGCATCTCATCGGGGCGCGCTTTGGCTTGCAGGGCGTTGCCGACGACCGCCTCCACCTTGTCGCTGGTGGTGTCTGGGGTCATGAGCAGTTGACGTGTGATTTGCTCCGCCTCTCTGGGGTTGCGGGTGGTCAGCGTGATGAAGGACGGCTGGCCTTTGATGATGAAGTCCCGTGTTTCAATCTCCCCCGTGAGGTCGTTTTTGATGGGCGTTTTCCAGACCAACTCCTTATCGTCACCGCTCATCAGCGGCTTCATTTTGCGGATAAACGCCTCGGACTCATCCTTCTCAAGAATGACGATACAACGCCCGTCCACATGGACGATGAAGTTGCCGTCGTCGTCGATTTCATCGTAGTCGTATTTCAGAGCCTCACGTGATGCACCAGCCAGCACCATGCACATTGACTTCGGGAAGCCGTTGCGAGCGGTCAGTGTCATGTAGGTCTTGCCGCTTGCGGATTGGCCGACCATTTCCAGGTTGAGGGGTTGGTCGGTTTTGCATGAGAGCATAACCAAGAAGGTGAGCAGAAGGTTGGCATCATCACCAACAAACGGGACACCCCTTGACCCATGAAGCACCTCGTTCACGGAGTCAAGCAGGTGCTGATCGCCCAGAAAGTCAGTGATGATATTGGTGTCAATAGCCCCACGGCTGGACATCTTGCCGTTGTAGTCCTCCTTCTCAGCGACCCGTCGATCCACAATTGGCGCAGGCTCGTATTCACCGTCCCGCAAAGAAACGCCGACCTGCAACACGCCGACCTTGAACGTCTCCCGTTCATCCTCTGGGACTTTCATCGATTTGCACAGGCGGCTGATGCTATGCTGGCTGAGCAGGTTATACGTTCCGTGGGGTTTGTTGTCGTGCTCAACCATGAAGTCCATGCGGTTCTTTGAGGACTTCAAGAAGGCAAAGACGAGGTCGTAGCCGCCAACGCTGGCCTCGTATTTTGAAGCGGTTTCAGTGGATTGACGCACCACGATTTTCTCGGTCATGGGTTCACCCCAGACTGCCCACCCTCATCAAAGAAGCGTGACTGAAGTGGGGCTGGCCCTAAAGCCCAAAACACACCACACCCACCCTCGCCACATATCACGGCTTGGTTTGGATAGATGTCGCCAGGGGCAAGCATGAGCACCGTGAAGCGGCCTGTGCGTTGACAATTGGGGCAACGCTCCAACACCCCCACCCCAACGACATCGGCCATTCTGGACGGTTGCTGAGGGGTTGAGGGGGTCAATACCCTGCTCGGCGGCGAGTCAAACATAGACATCAAGACGCATGAGGCAGGTGCTTCTTTTTCAATTTTTCAACAACTGCCTGCTGACCCTTTGACAATGATCGTCCGCATTCCAGACGGCTGACCACGGACGTGACAAAGCCCTGCTCCCATTCGTTGAGGCGGTGTGTGTCAATTGAAAGCAATTCACGAGCCAACGGGTTGCTGGCCTCTCCGTCCTCCAACTTGACACGGGCTTCAATCTCTTCAACAAATCGAGCCATGCCGTGACGGATGGACGCTCGACCACGGTTGCGGATGTGGCGTTCAACACGCTGAACCATTCCCTGCTCCCACGAGTTGAGGGTCAAATCGTTGACGCTCTCGATCCAGCCGTCCGCTTCTTTTGCCCATTCATTTCTCATCTGGGCGACCTTGAGGGCGGTGGCGGCGTTCCTGGCTTGGCGTTCCTCCAACCTCCGCTGGTTGTCCGCTCTCCATGCGTTGTAGTCATCCTCGGCGGTCAGCATGAATTGAGCAAACTCAGCGTCAATTTTGGGACCAAGATAGCCGTATTTCACGATGCGGCTCATCACCTTTGCGTGTAGGGTCTTGAGGGCTTTGCGCTCTTTCATCATGGGCTCGTATTTGGCGAGGTCACGCATAGCGGTCGGGAAGCGGGACGCAAAGTCCTGACGGCGAAACTCAGTCTTGGCCTCGCCCATTTCACCTTTGAGGTAGTCCGCCTTTTCACGGGCGGTCATGATGTTGCCGTTCTTGTCCCGCACCTCAATGTAGCGGAGCACACACGTGTTGCCGATGTAAATGCTCTCACCGCTCTCGGTGTTCTCAAGGACGCAGTTTTCAACGATGGGCTCGTGGCCGCACAGTTGACACTTTTGGACTTCACCATACACAGAATGACGATAGACCCAATCGAGGGAGAACACGGCGTAGGGACGGATCGTCCCGTCGTCGTTGATAATGCGGCTAACTCTGGCGAGGTTGCGGATAATCCGACGCTCGTAGCCGCTGGCGTGGCCTTCAGACAGGGCGGCATAGAGAGCGTCGGGCAATTCACCGCGCCCTTCTTGAGCCTTCCATTTGCTCGCTTGACGGGCCAACAGTCCGCTCAATTTTCAAGCCTCCAGATATTCCCAATAGATGTACTCGTCCGTTTCAATGCGGATTTTCAAGTTGTGCTTATTGTCGTCCATGTTCAATTCTCCGTGAAAAGCATGGTGTCGATCTGGACTCTGGAATCGCAACCGAGAGAGCAAATGGCGGTCAAGGTTGGCAAATCGATTTCAAAGAAGGTTTTCTCACAAACGGGGCAAACCAAAATCGGGGCGGTCGGGTCGGCGGGCTTCAGGGCATGACGATGTGGCTCGTTCATGGCTGACCCGACACCCCCACCGCATATAAACCCCGCACCTTGTTTGCTTAAACCATTAAGCAATATGACGCTTCAACCAATTGGGCGGGTCGCTGATGTTGTCCCTGAACCAAGAGGGGAGGAGATGCCCGTTTTGGCGATAATACCGTTGCCATGAGCCGTCGAGAATGAAGATGTGTCCCACGTCATCGGGGCGGCGGTGAATACGTCCAGCACCCTGCACCAACTTCAGCGTCGTCTGGAGGTTATACCAGCGTTGACACGGCTTGGGGCATGAGAAGGACGAGCACAGCCCGTTGCTATATTTGTTTGGCGGTTCATACGGACAGGCTGGCGACCCCTCATTCTCCCGCCTCCATTCATGCTCGTCTTGTTCCATGCGCTGGGCAATTTGCGGATCGGGCGTGAAAAGGTAGGGTATTTTGCTCAATACGAGCCAATGAGCCAGATCGCCCGCAAAGTCAAACCCTTCACCAACGTAGGTGGAGATGAGAACCTCGCCTGGTTTCCCCGACTTCATGAACCTATCAAGCACCAAGTCCCGCGCCCGTCCGTCTGAATCATGGGTCAAGACACGGTCGCCCAATCCCTCAGCCTTGAGTCCTTCAACGATTTCCTTTCGTATGGCGTGGGTGTGGGGCAACACAACCCCTCGACGTTCAGGCCACTTCCGCATGATGGCGGCAATCGCCTTGACTTGACGGGGGATGCTATGCTTGCGTTTAGCCCACGACATAGGGCCGCAGGGCGCGTAGTGGATGTTGAAATTGGTCTGCGGGAACGGGGACTTCGTGATGCAAATGAACAGGGTCTTTTGGTGCTCCAACCCCAGGGACTTGAGGTAGGTGTCAATGTCAAGGATCGTCGCTGAGAGCATGATGCGCTGGCGGGATATTTGCTCCAGACGTTCACCAGCAAATTGGCTGACCCGCACAGGCTTGCCCGTCAAACTCCGCCCAGAGCGGTCGCTCTCTTGAGTCATCACCATGTCATTGGGTTTGCCCAGCAACGTCAGCATCATCGAGCACCTTTGGGCGATTCCATTGAACGCCTCTTCAGCCTGTTCGTTCCGCTCTTTCTTTGCTTCATCACGGCTCTTGATAGCACCGTCCAGCAACTCTTGAACAGGCTCTTCCCAATCCTTTGGGACGTGGATGAAGGGCATGGACTTTGGACCATAGACGGCGGTGAAGTCCGCCTCGGTTAGTTTGACTTCAAGCAACCCCATGAAGAACGGCTCCAGGTTGTGTGCTTCATCGATGATAGCAAAGTCACGCTGACCCCAGCCCTCGTCAAATTGGATAGCCCTGAAGAGGTAGGCGGGGTTGCTCAACGTTATGCGAGCGTCTTGACCAGCCCACTTTTGCTCATAATACGGGCAGGGGTCGTCCTCGTCCTTCTTTGCGTGGGGACACGTCTTGCCGTTCTTGTAGCAGGGGGCGTTGTGTGCCGATCCGCTCTGAATCCAGCATGGGAAGTTGCTACGCCCCCGAACCTCTTCCACGACGTGTCCGTAGTCACGTTTGTATTGCTCAGTCAGCCCCAGCGTGGGGGTCAAGAGGTAGGCTGATTGAAACTGAGACTGGAGGGTCATGGCGACGGCTGATTTGCCTATTCCCGTGGGTGCTTCGATCACGATGTTGTCAAAGTTGTCATTCTTCAACGCCCACCACGCCACGCTCAAAGCGTCGTCTTGATATTTGCGGGGGGCTGGCATTGGGAAGTGTGGCTGGATATCGTCCCATTCATTTGGGAGCGTAGCCTTTGACGGTATGTTGATACGGACGACCGCCATGCCTTGAGGTGGTCATCCCACCCTTTTCACAGGTTGCACTCGATTGTGTAGCCGCTGGGTGTCCAGAGAGGTATCTCCTCGTCGTTGAGGTGATATTCAACCATGCCCTGGGCGTGTTGGATGGCGTAAGACTTCGTGGCGGGGAGGGTTTGACCCTGCCGCACTTGGCCGATGAAATCCTGATCGTCGCCAAAGGCGATGAGGTTGCCCTTCAGGTCATAGATTTCAACGATAAACCCGTAGCCCTCCATCCCCCCGTTCTTGTAAACGGTGTAGTGGTGGACGCAGTCGGCAAACTTGATGCGGGCGTAGGACATACCGCCACGGGGCGTTTTGGTGGTCGTCAGGTGGTAGGACTTCTCACCGTGAATACCGATGGGGGTCATGTTTCCTCAGTCCTCCATCAGATCGTGAACAAAGACATCACGGTGAAAGACGCTCCAACGGTTGAACAATGTCCAGCACTTGTCAATTCTGATGTAGGACAGGTCATGCCATGCTCCGTATTTGTCCGTCAAACGTGACATAAACTCATCGAGGATATTGGCATCGGTGTTTTCATCACTGTAGCCAAACAAAATATGCCCATCTTCACCTGGCTCAAACGCCATGACGGTGTGTTCTTTCTTCAATATCCGCTTGAACCATGTGGCTTTGCTCATGTTAATTCCTCAGGCGTTGTTGAAAATGTGCCAAACTTGAATGTTGGCATCGGTGATGGTGTCCTCACTGTAGCAAGAAGCCCAGCCCAATTCACCGCAGGCTTGCAGGCTCTTGATGACCTCGGCAAAGGTCGTGACGGTGTGACTGTAGGCCATGTTTGGCTCTGGGCTGGCTGGGGTTGGGCTGAATTGGTGTCGGCTCATACCCCGACCAGCAGGTTCTCCTTTATCAATGGTTTGCTATATCAAAAAGGAAAACCAAACAATGATGGCAACATACCCCTACATGAACACATATACAGTTTGACGATGGTGTGTGTGTCTCAGCACAGGCTCAGGTAGCATTCTTTCGGCTGGGTGTGGCGTAGCCACACCCAATGATGCACATTAAACCTGCGCTATATCAAAAGAACGGGGGGATTCAAAGGCTGACATCGCTGGCGAGCCTAATCGACGAGAGCAAGTCTTGTGAAGGACGACCGACGACCAGCGTCATTTCAACCAATGAAGGTGACAGATTCCACCGCACGTCAAAGACCCTAAACCGTCCAGAGAGGGCGGAGGATGAAGTCGCAAACTCAATGATGTCGCCAGGCTCAATGTCCAGCCTTTCGGGTCTGCCGACGACCGTCCACCTTGACTTTTGAGCACCCTGCGACTGGAGGTATTGCTCGCCCAACAACCGAGCCTGCTGGGTTTGGGTGATGGACTTGTCCCGCACGATCCGCACTACGGGGCGGGAAGGATAGCGGGAGTCGGTGGTGTCTGGGACGCTGACGCTGATGCCAGCCTCCTCGTTGATGATTTGCACCACGTTGAAACCTTGAACGTCTCCGTCCTCCCGTGAAACCGAAGAGGGGTAGAAGTCTTGAGGCGTTCCCGTTCTGGGCAGTGCTCCACCGTTCAGCGGGTGGTTGTCAGCGTCGTCGATTTCCTTGAGCAACCGCAGATGCAACACACCGTGGCGGTCGGCGTAAATCCTCGCAAACGTTGGGGTGGCGTTCACCAACGACAGAATCGTTTGGATCGCCGCCAGCCTTGAGCGGTTGGATAGGTCAAGCCCCTGCGGGACGACAAAGTTGGTCGTGTTTGTCATGTTGCCGATGGGTGGGTTGTAGGTTGAGTTGGCGGCGATGTCCTTGATGATTGAAGCGGCGTCGCTTTGATAATACGCTGGGGAGGTTGTCAAGACCTCCCTGGACAAATAGCCCAGCGTGTCCGTTGCGGTGAACGTCAAAGTGTCCGACCCTTCTCGGATTGATGAAACAAACCCCGTGAACACCAGCGGGGGATTAGCCCAAAGACGGGCTGAGGCAAACACCTGAACAACATCGCCCTCCCTGATCGCTCCAGAACGTCTGCCAGCGACGTTATTGACCTCAATATCAAACACTGATGGAGCGTTCATCCGCACGTTAGCCCGTATGTTCTTGATGCCATGAAGCGGGTGCAGTCCGTTGATGACAACCAAAGAGGCACGAGGTGTGGCTTCAT